TTCCATTAGATGAATGAATCCCTTGGAATTTTTTATTATATTCCTGGCTCGTATTTTTGTCAATGAATGAGCTGACCCCGCTGCCTTCCCCAAATTTCCCGTCATCTCTCCGGGAATGTTTGCTCTCTTCCCAGTCAGCGTCATTCACCTTTTTCTGCAATGCTTCTTCCAATGTCGGCGCCGGATCTAATTCACTCTCTCCTGCAGTGATCTGGGGTCTGTCATCAGCCTCCTCTATTTCATCGTCGGTGATATTAGACCACATACCGGTTTCATCCTTCATCTGCTGCAATTCTTTCAGTGCAGTCTGCCGTCCAATCAATCCTGCATTATATGCATCCAGAACGGCTGTTGTCCTCTGCTGAACGATATTGGCCAGCTTCTCCTGTGTCGTTCTCTGCACCGGATTAAATTTATAGTCCATGTCATCCGGAATAAATCCCCATGATGACATGGCATGAACCGGCATTACTTTATCCAAGATGGGCCGCATGACTGATTCCTGTTTCTCCTCAATCATGTCATAGTAATTCTGCAGATCTGATTCTCCTGTAGCGTTCATGCCTGCCGGAGATCTTCCAAATAATTTAGTAACAGGTATTTCAGCTGCGCCGGATACATCCAGCATGAACTTATCATATACATCCGCAATTCCGGAAAAGGTATACTGATGCGTTACAAAATCATCATCAGTCCCCATCAGCTGCATGCCGGAATTAGACAGCAGCCAATTCTGCATTTCCATTGTGGAATATATCTGCTTCACCGCTTCCGGATCAAGGGTGGACAACATCTGATCCAGATCCTTGACTTTCATGACTCTCATCTGCGCCATGAAAGTCAGCTGTGCAATATTCCAGGAGACATTATCCCGCTTCCTCAATTCATCAAATACCACTTCCACTACGGATGCACCCCAATATTGTTCCGCCAGAGATTCCCAGTAGGGAAGTTCCAATCCTTCAAACCGGAGTATGCGGCTGTGATGGATATTGATATTCATCTGTGTTTCCGGATCCGTCACATAGTAATACTCAGGAAGCCCGAATTCCGGGTCACTAATATCACTGCATACGTCCATGGATGGATAGCAGCCATTCCACCGGTCCAATACCATAATCCCTACAAAGTCTCCCGGCATAATTCGATCAAGATCCAGCGGCTGGGACAAATCATCTCCCTGTCCTTTAATGAGCATTAACCCGATAGCTCCACCATACAGGCGCCCCCACCGAAGTCCCTTTAGGATATTCCTGGACAGCTGGATATGTCTTTCTTCCGCTATGGCTTTGTCCAATAATTGTGGTGTCAGTTTGGATGTGATTTGTATCCAGTTTTTACACATGTCCTGGGGAATAGTATCCACAATACGGCGTACCACCCAGTGGGACCGGTATAGACTATTCAGAAGATTGAAGTTTCTTGTCAGCCTGGTCATTGGATAGGAAGTTCCTTCCAACAGGTTTGGCATTCCCGCTCCCAACCGTGCCAATGCATTTTGAAAGGCATCTCTTACCGATGTCCGTACCACCGGTTCAGAGGATGCCCGCTGCCTGTTTCGTGTTCGATTGTTGTTACGATGCATTTGCCAGCCTCCTTACCGGAATAATTGTATTTACAAAATACCGGATCGCATCCGGTCCGTGATCATTTACTTTGAGCGGTTTCTCTTTCCCGCTTTTCTGCTGCGCTTTATCATCCCATACATAGGATTTCATTTCTTTGATGGTATTCTGACAGTTCTTTTTGTGGAACCTCAGCTTTCGTTTGGTCAGCATTGTTGATACATTTCTTATCCCTTCCAGCACCGAGTTATCCGCATTAATGGTCTCCGGTGTTTCTTTGGACCGCATTCCTCTTACCCGAAGTTCTACTTTAAAACTGGCAGCAGACGGATCAATGATAATAAAAAGAGGATTCTTGAATCCGCTCTTTACGAACTCTTCAAGATCCTCTGCATATTGTGAATTATCTTTTTCTTTACCCACTGCACGGCTGTCATAATAGTATTCCCGGGTGACCCAGGCTACATCTCCGTCATCATAGATATCCAGGAACACCATGGGATTGACTGTGCCGTAGTCAATGGCAATGTACCGCCTCATACTATCTTTATTCAGCCGAATCCATTCCAGCTTCTCATCTCCAAACAGGTTATGCTCATCGTCCCAGGCATCTTTGTAGATTGCGCCTTCTGCAATAACCCACAATCCCTGGATAAACCGCTGAAAAAACACTCCGCTGTACATGGATCGGTACCGCTGCCGGGTATCTTCCGACAATGACAGGTTATCATCCATCAGGAAATGCAGATGAAGAAGTTTCTTGTCTGTAGCTTTTTCAATCCAGTTTTTCAAGAACCAGTGAAGCGGGCTTTCCGGATTGCAGTTAAACCAGAGCTTGGCCCCTTCTACAGAACACCGCCCTGTCGCCTGATTCACGAATGATTCCGGCATGAGTGCCACTTCATCCAGGAATGTGCCGGCTGAGGTGATCCCCTGAATCAGATCTTGAGAGCTTTCATCCCGGCCTCCAAAAATGTAAAAGTAATTCTCTTTATCTCCTTTACGGATGGTGGACAGGTTTTCCGTCCGCGATTCTTCCACTCCATATCCATGGAGAAGGAGCACTGGTTTCAGCCATTTCCATACATTTCTGCGGAAAGCTCCCACTGTCTTACCACACATGGTGAAATTCTGCCGGTCAAAGGTGTCCATGGCCCATATAATGAAGGATACCGCCATAGATACGGTTTTCCCCGCGCGGATGGATCCGTCAGCTATGATCCCGTTATGGTCTTTGTATGGCGAGGATTTGCACCACCAGGTAAATACCTGCATTTGTTTCGTTGAGAACTTCTCAAACCGGATCACCGGCTTCATTATCCTGTTTATCGTCATCATCCCAAATATGATCTCCTGATTTTTTCAGTGCATCCACTAATCCGTCATCTTCACCCGCTGCCTGCGGTCCTCTGATCTCCATCTTCAGCTTCTTAATCCGTAATTTCTGCTCCTTCGTGGCCAGTCCGGAATGGCACATTTCTTCATATTGCTTAATCATGCCTGTAAGTACCTGCATAGCCCGGGACTGAGCAGAAAGAAATGCAGTCTCTTTATCCTGTGAAAAGAGAACTGCATATCCATCTCCTGATTTACCATGCCGGTTGTGGATTCCTGTATGATCATCACGGTCTTTGACATAAAGCAGTTTCTGCGCACGCAGAATAGCTGCATATTTCAGACAGATGTTATCCCATAATAGATCAATCGGAGACCGATGTTCTATCTCTTCTACAATTTCCAGCGTTTCCGGAGGAAGGTATCTGGAAAAGAGTCCGTGCTTTTCCGCCCGGTTATTGCGCATCGGCGTACTGGGCAAATGTCCCCTTGCATTATCATTGTGAAAGGGTGCACCCTTTTTTGATTTGGATGCACCCTTTTTTGCCTGGTCCCGCTGCCAGTTATTCCGTTGTTTCCATGACTTCACCGTATTCACGGAGACTCCATATTTCTCCGCAATTTCCCTGTATGTCAGGCCTTTCAGATAGTCATTATAGGCTCGATCTCTATCGGTCATTTACATGTTCACCACCGCCCTATTGTTCTGTTTTGTTTTTAAAAAATCATTTTCTGAGACTCAATGATATGAACTTAAGTCTACCAATCTTTGAGTCAATTTTTCAGTCTTTTTATTTTTCAAGAATGACTCTATATCATATAAATTTAGCATGTCTTTATTCAATTGGTTCTTCATCCTTGTTTTTATTTCTCCAAAATCATTATATTTTTTTACTATAATTCTAATTAATTCTGCATCTTTTATATTTTCTAATTTATAAAGCATAATGTTGAGTTTTTCTAATAGCTGATTCATTTCAGGACTTATCCAAATAGAATATGCTGCGATTTGCAACATTGTCTTTTCTCGTTCAAGAATCTGTTCCTGAGTTGCAATCGACGGATAGTAAGGTTTTTGATCTGACGTAACGGTTGTCCATGAAAACACAAATATCATTTGCTCTATAAATTCATATGCTTCTATTCTTTTTTGCAATATCTTCTCATAATACGAATGCTTATAATCAATATTTTTCGTCTTCGTTAATGCCATGTATGATATGCCTCCAGTAATTATCACAGCCATTGCAGATATACATGCACTAATTAAAGCTACATTTATCGTCATAATTTGATTATCCATTATGATATCTCTCCTCTCTATATGCTATCATAGTATCATAAAAGCCGTCCTACTGGACGGCTCTCTTCATATTTTCTTGATTTTATCATAAACAAAATTTTTAATGCATGCAAGTGACATTTAGTGACATTTAGTGACATTTGATGACACTTTCTCTAAATATTTTTCAAAAAAGTGAATTAATCCAGAATCATGAACACGAAACATATTTCTCCAAGCTACTTTTTTCATCTCAATATTGATCGTCACCCAGTCCTCCATGAGCACGTAGCGCTTGTACAGAAGCGTCGCCTGGACATTGTCTTCCAGTCCATTGATCTGATCTCTGATCCGGTTCAGCGTCGTTTCCAGCTCTGTGATTTTAGCCTGCAATTTCAGCTGCACATTATCTTCTTTATTCATACGATCCGCCAGATCGCTGATATTTGAAGAGCTGACAGGTTCTGACTCATAAGATATCCCTGACAACGGCTGCGCCGCCTTGGCCAGGTCTGTTTTAAGCGTTTCAATCCTTTCCGAAAGCATATACGCCTGGGAGAGGTATTTCTTTGTCTGATCTATTTTCTTCCGTTCTTCTGCGGTTCTCTTCATCGAATCCCTCCTTCCCTATATTCTTTCCCTGAGTTATGGTCCCGCAGAATGAGATGGCCTACTATCTCAAAGTCATGATTCTTTGCCATGGCCTTGATTGCCAATATTATTCTCACTGCTTTCAACGCTCTCTTTTTCTGTTCCGCTGCCAGTCGTTCTCGCTCCGCTGCCCGTGCTTCTTTTCGGATGTTCGCTGCTGCCTCTCTGTATGTAGGATCCGGATCTATAGTTACTATTTGCCGCATTCCCTCTTTTCCCATATCAATCCCTCCTTCCTTTTTTCCCTATTTGTGTGTGTCTCTCTTATTCCATATTTGAATGACTTTCACCCTGTTATTCATTGGAAGAGTGCTGATTCCGCAATTATTGCAGCTAATTGAATAACAAATACTGCCTTTTGAAAAAAGATCAAATGATTGCTCCCATATTGCTGTGCCGCCGCAAAACGGACACTTTTTTAATATTTCTTCAGTTGGAAAATTCACCTTTTTCCCCATAATGCCTCCTGCATTCTAACTTGAAACAATATGGTATATAAATCTCTTTCTGGATATATTTTTTGAAGCTTTAACATTTCTTCCAATATTTCTTTTGCATACCCCAGCGCAGAAAGATTATCCCATTCAGTTTTTGACATTCCCATTTTCTTTAAATATTGGTCATGCATGATACGTAATCTATTGATGTTCTTTTCTATATATCTTGTCTTGTCCATGATTCCACCTCACATATCATCCGTTCAAGGTACCATCTGGCTTTTTCAAGATCCTCTTTTTCGTCTCCTTTATGACCAGCCCTAGATAAATATTTGATAACAGATCCTTTTAAGTATCCATGATATTCATCCTCAGACAGTTTGGCACGGATGTACTTTATGACTTCAATTCCTCCGATGCAATAATGCTGCGGGTGATTCACCGAATCATTATGATCTGACTCTGTATTATGCAGGCTGGCTACAGCATATATAGCTGCCTTTAATGCTATGATGTCCGCCATATAAATAGCATCATGATCATCCTTGCCGTCCAGAAGTGACTTTCGATCTTCAACCATAGATTTCAATTGATCTATTACCTTATTTTGGGTCCATTTTTGTCCGTTGATATATCGTGCTATCATTTTCTACTCCTTCTGAATTTTATATAATCCCATTCTGCCGTAACAAGTATTACGCATCCCATGGCTCCTAAATAGCACGGGCCAGCATTTTCCAATTTTTTTGCTCTCTGGCAGACTTTACAAGCCATGCACCTGACATTTTATCAGCATAAACCTCTACATCCGGATCATATTTTTCAAGGTTTTTGATCAATTCACTGACCTTCATTTTTGCTGTCCTCCGTATTATCTAAAACCATTCCAGACTCCCATTCTCTCAAAATTGTGAACCAGTCATCAGCTTGCATAGTCACCAGCCATTCACAGTCACTCCGCTTATGAGCCACGATAGGAATGTTTCCCTTCCTTTCGTTTTCAGCATCTCTGACAGCTTGATCCATAGCGTCCTGAATATTTAGTCTTTCAACAAATTTCACTTCTTGATGTATGCCAGGGATTCCAATGCAATCAGCTGCATCTCCTGTCTGTCCGCAGTATTGGGATGTTCGTCTGACTGCATATCCATATTCTCGGCATTTTCGGGCCCACATCCGTTCTCCACGTTTTCCTTTTTCCCGCTGCATTTTTCCCATAGAAACACCCTCTCATTTAGATATTGGCGATGTGCGAAGGCTGCTCCCTTCATATTTCATAACAAGAGATGCACCTTTTAAACGGTCATAAACTCGCTCCTGATAACGCCCCAGTAATTCATTTGGCTTTAAATTGGTGGTTATGATAATCGGCAGCATCCGATTATACCGGGCTGTAATAATAGCATCTACCTTATTTGTAATCCAACTTTGTTTATACTCAGCACCCAGATCATCAATAATAAGTAGACTCGTCGCCCGAAGTCTCTCTTCAAATTGTAGAAACTCTGACGGATCTTTTTTCCGTGTCATTGTGAGAATCTGATCCAGCAACTCTGCCATTGGGATAAATTGGACACTGTGTTTTTGTTTTAGGACTGCTTGGGCAATGGCTATAGAAAGAGATGTCTTCATCACTCCTACCGGTCCCATCATCAGAATTCCGATGCCTTTAGATTTATATTCCCCAAACCGATTTACATAATCCCTGGCATGAATGAAATTTCTTTGGCACTGTTCCGGTATCCCATTTTGTTCCATAGACTCAAATGTGCAGTTCCAGAACCGTCTATGAATACCATGAGCACTGAGCATTTTATGATATAAGTCTTGATCTTTCCGCTTATCAGAGAGATTCTGGGATATCTGACCAGTCTGCTCCGCATGTTTTTGCATCTGATTTATCAGTGCCAGGACTGACTGTTTTGGATTTTTGATCTCCGTCATACCCATCTCTTTCCCAACTCCTTAGAATTCCTTCCACATAGGACAGCTTACGTTTATCACGGTCTTTGGCAATATGAACCGCTTCTAAAACACGATCAATAGGATGCATCTGTAAAAGTTCCTTCAGTTTTGCATATTGAATAGTACTAATACCTCCTGTCAATTGAACAAATTCATCCTGTAATTTCTTCATATCTCCGGGGGCTGATTGGGGAATAGGTATTTGTTTATCTATTCCCTCTCCTTTACTTTCCTTTACTTTACTTTCCTTTACTTTACTTTGTGGATTATGTACGTCATTTACCGGGTTATTGAAGGAAGAAACTGGGTTATTGACGGAAGAAACTGAAATGAGCATAAATTCCCTACGGTAAAAAACCTTTTTTCTTTTTGACACTGCAGAAAAAAATCTCTCTTGAATGCCTTTAGAAGTTAGGATTTTATATTCATTCCACATATGTTCATCGAAAAAGCCTACTTGAATCGCTTTTTTTACAACTTCCAGTACTGCGTCCTCGCTGGTACCAACATCGTCAGCCACCAGAAAAGCCTGATCATTATCCCACTTTAGGTAATACCCATCGTCACGATAAACATTAGATAGCAGGCAGATTAGTATGGAAATTGATGATAAACCACATGCCTTAGTTATTTTCCGAACCTTTATATCTCTCAAAAACCCAACATCCAGGGGAAAATAGTCAATCCCCTGTTTTGTCGGGCGTGCCATAGGCATTACCTCCTTGTCTGGAATAGAATGGTAATCATTTTACTTCTCCGGTTTCCGGATCCACACCAGCGGGTGCTTCATCTCCGGGCCATGGAATTTCTTCCCCCTCGCTCTTTCCCTGATGAGAAGATTCATCTAAATCCATCTGTGTATCAGCATCAATAGTAACAACTTTTTCGTCGGGAAGATCTGTCATATTTTCTGAGATAGATGATTTTACACTTCCATCAGTCTCCATCTGTCTCACAAAATCGGTTTTAATTGGTGCATATTTCAAGGCTTTTTTCAGTACGGTTTTCTTTGCCATCTCATCAAAATATTTCTTCCATGGACTGTAAGACGATGCATAAGCCTGACTTGTTTTGGATGCAAAAATTTTTACATCCTCTTTGCTCATAACCTCAAAGCCATATCCTCCATTCTTTGTATGGAATACGGCGTAATACATGATGACATCTCCACGGTCTTTCAATGCAGGTACATGCTTCAATTTCGGATTTAGCCCTAATTCATATTCAAATTCATCATTTTCATAAACTTCATGAGCCTGAATATCGGTAACCTCCTCACTACGGTATACCAGATCGATAAGCCCTTTATATCCAAGCTGGAACTGGCATTCCATATTTCCATGATTTTTATAGGGAATCAAGTACGCTTGTCCCAGAGGTGTATTCGGCTCCAACCCCAGCTGTGCCGCCTGCATCATAGACCCCAGGAATGATCCAGGAGTACAATTAAGAAGCTGCGGATTTGTAGAAAGGGCTGTAAATACCATCCGCGTAAACCGCTCTGGAGTAATCACGGAAGGCAGCGCCTTCCTAATCTCCGGTTCCATTTTTGCAATCAGAGCACGCAGTCCCAATGGCTTCTCCTGTTCCTGCTTAATTTCCTGCTGCTTTTTTGCCAACCCACCAGATGTTTTCATAACGATTTTTCCTCCTTTTTTACGTAACAGGCTGCTGCCCATTGATAAACTGGCTTACTTCCCTTGACATGAATTTTTACCAGAATAGATTCAGCCATATTGCTTTCGATTTTGTCCGCACATATGCCAGTGAGAGGAGGCACATTCATTCCTCTTCTGACTGATATATAATCTCCAATCTGCAGAATTTGAAATTCCTGAGCATCCATAATATTTCAATAGATTCTAAGCACACGTGTAGGAGCTGTTGTTTTGATAAATCCATCATTTTTCAACCGCAGATAAAACATGCCATCCGCTGCCCGCTTTAACTTTTTTAGATCAATGGATTCTCGGCCATTCTGGGACTTCCAGAGGACCTTTCTGTCACCGATCTTTCCCACTTGGAAATCTCCTAAAATGGCGCATATTTTGTTTTTCTGCAGCTGTATTTCCTGCTTTAAAACTTTCTCTGCATCTTGGCATTTATCCAATTCCTTCAAAATTTCCCCGGCTTCATCAGGAAGTTCCATCTCCTCACCGTTATCGTGAAATTTTTCTTTAAGCGCATCAGCGCAGGATACTGTCCAATCCACCGGTGGCATTTCTTTTTTCTGCACTTTATCCCAAAATTCTGATTCCGCTTTGATCAATGCCTGGATATCTTCTTCATTGCGCTTGATTTCTTTCCAAATAAAATGATTACCGCCTACAAGTACTGCAATGTACCATTTCTGGCAGCCTGTCACCGCCATATAGTGCAGACACTGGCAGTAATAAGAATCGGGTATTTCATCACCGTCCCATTTTTTAGAAGAAAATGCATTGGCCGTTTTGCATTCCAGGCCGGCATCTTCCCCCACTACCATTCGATCCACATTCGCCAGCATGAACGGATATTCTTCTGACTGCAGCGTTCCTCGATGTGCCACATTTTTCCCCGTCAATTCAGAAAAACGCCTTGCCACTGCATCTTCCAGCACTGTTCCCCAATACACATATTCATTGTCCGAGAGATCTTCCGGCTGGATCTGACTAGTTTTTTCCATCCAAAGCTGGAAAGGACTCTTATAAGAATTCAGTCCCATAATGACACCAGCATCAGAACCACCGATTCCCATATTTCTGACTTCCAGCCACTTATCATGATCTTTTGCTTCTTTGACGCTAAGAATTAATTTTGCCATTTCTATGTTCCTTCCTTTAATCTGTGATACAATATTGGTATGTTATTATTTCTTTTGTGCCGATTGACATTGCCGTGTCAGTCGGCATTTTTCTTTTTTGTCTTCCTTCCACCGTGCCATTGTCTTAGGGCAATCCCGATGCACTGGAATCTTTTTCCCACACAGGCAGCACCGAATCATCACTGCCCTCTCGGGAAAGTCATGTAAACTAGATAGATCACTGCAAATATTGCTGGAAGACCGATCCCGAAAAACATCCAGCGCCAAAATTCAGCCGCCTCCTGTGCTTCTTTTGCTTTTATCCGAAGCTGATCCTGTTCCTGGGCACGGACCCCCATCATCCAAAGCCGCGCCTGATTTCCCGATGTCATAGCTGCCGCTTGAGATCCTGCTGTTTCCAATGTGACTCTCATCATGTGTCCTTTCGGCTTATTCATTAATCAAATTCTCCTTTATGTAAGATTCCATCCTGCCGAGCCCATCTAATTAAAGTCTCTGCCAATTTTTTCATGGCATCTTCTGATTTTTTTGTTGTTGCATTATTTGATTTCACAAATTTAATTTTCATCTCTTTCTCCTCCCTCCGCTTGTATAATAATTCTCACTTTTAGTGTACTTATGGAGTAAAAAAAAGTGCCTCAATACTCACATTGTAATATTCAGCAATAGCGGCTTTTACTTCATCTCTAGGTATACGTTTACCAGACTCATACATAGCCAAAGCCGATACACTGATATTTACTGAATCCGCAATCTCTTTTTGTGTTCTATTCTTTCTCAGTTTTACCAATCTTTTTGCTATGGTCTGTCTCTTAGCAATCATAAAGATCCTCCCTTCTTTGTTCACTCACAGTGTATATCAGTCTCTCTCTCTTGTCAACACTTTAAGTGATTTTTATTATTGATTTTATTCACTTTACGTGATAACATTATTCCATAAGGTGGTGTTTTGAATGAATTTCGCTGAATCTTTAAAAAAACTCCGTATACAAAAAGGACTTACTCAAGAAGACTTAGCTGAAAAAATGGGAATGGCCAAAAGCAGCATAAGCATGTATGAAACTGGAAAT